GAGAGGCTGCCCGATGGCAGGCTCCGCATGAGGATCGTGAACAAGGAGAAGTGACGTGACGGGTACGGATGCTACCGTTCGAGAGTTTGGCGGGTCACCGTACCCGGCACAGTATCGAGCCACCAGGAAGTCTGACGGCCGGTACTACATGGAGATTCGCTACGGGAAGCAGCAGTCCCGTAAGTGGATCCGCCCCAGGGATGTGATCTTCAAGAGGAAGGTCATTGAAGTGTTCATCGAGAAGGCGAGTGAACTGTGAAGTTCGAGCAAGAGAAGACGGCATTCCGGCCGATGACCATCACGCTGGAGACTGCGGATGAGGCTCAGGCTCTCATCGATATCCTCGGCGGAGTGACTGGTAGCCAGGCGGATGGTCTGGCGTACAAGATTTACAGCAACATCTTGGGAGCTGGCATCGAGCACGACCCCAATGCCTACAAGGGGTCTCGCCGCTACCAGAACACCGAGGATGACGATTGATGCGGTTCATCTTTCAGATGTGGTCATGCCTGCGATGTCATGCCGGTCCATACCCTGACTCGCAGCCGATCTGCTCGCACTGTGGGTATGGAAAGAACGGCTGAACGCAAAGAAGGGGCCCCCTTTCGGGGGCCCTCTTCTTATTCTGGTACTGGAGTCACTGACTCCTGAGGATGCGCTGAACCAGCCTGTCCACCACTGGAACCTGCATCAGTCGCGTAAGGACGGCAGACGTCGCAAGGATTGACGCTCCCACTCCAGCGGTAGCATTCAGCCCCAGTGCGTCCACTAGCGCAGGGAGTGCGGGGATCAGACCCAGAGTCACCTGTACTGTGGTTCGAATCGTTCTTGCCCACTCTTGCCTCACCTTACTTTCCTCGATTCTTCTTTGCGGCAACTGCCTTCTTGATGACCTTCTTGGCAGTGGCCTTGCCCTTCTTGAGGGCCATGGCCTTCTCGCCCGGAGTTAGCTTCTTCGGGTATGGCATGTCACGCTCCTACGTTGGTTGCCCGCAACCCACTAGGCACGTAAGGCGAAGCCTTACGCACCATATGGAAAGATGCGTTCAATCTCTTCAGCAGTAGCATCATCGATGATGCCACTGGTACGGATGCCAGCGAGAAGCTGGAGTCCGCGAATGTGGGAAACTGTTCCGTCATCAAGGTCTCCGGTCTCCATGAGACCGAATACCCGCTGGAAGTATAGTACGGCCTCCCTGTCGGAGTCGGTGACTACCCTATAGATCCTCGACGTGTACCAGGCGGGCTTCTTGTTGGGCATATCGTGCTCTGTCATGCCCCCACCTTTACTGCAATGCGATCCACTACGGACCTAACGCCCCTGACCTCAACCTTTACGGCTTCGACCTCGGCCCTCTGGGTCACCATCTCCTCAAGGAAGCTGACCCTGGTCTTGAGATCGACCAGCTCTGCATCCCTCTTGCCCAGCTCCTCCTGAAGTGTGTCGACCTTAGTCTGTAGTAGGCCGACAACTTCAACGGCGGTGCTTGCCACCTGTCCGGTGCCCAGCTTGACTCCACCGAAGTATCCTCCGGCAATGCCTGCTGCTCCGATCAGGACGTTGATGATGCTATTGGCGTCCATGTGTCTCTCCCCTTAAGTGCTCTCGGCAACCGTCCTCATTACGACGGTTAGATAACCTCCAAGAGTGCCCTGATTCGGTCCCGGTGGGGCGGTCTGAATGAACTGCCAGTCGTCGATGACGACCTGAGTAACAAGATTCTCCTGTAGTTCCTGATACAGTACAACGTCGCCCGCTCGGGCGACTGCCTTGAAGTCCTCGAACCTCTCCCTGGCGTAACCGTCGTATCCGATCCTCTGTCCGGTGCGGTCAGTTTCCTCATTGAGGAGTAGGTAGGTGTGCGAGATGATCCTCTGGCGAATGGATCCTGGCAGCGCCTTGAGCTGCCAGCCATTGAGTACTCCACCAAAGGATGTGTCGGATCCTCGTAGCAGAGTGAACTTCAGCTTGATCCAGTTCTGCGGTCCGGCTGGAGTCTGGATACCAACGTCACCAGTTCCCGATGGAATCGTGGGGGAGTATGTGATGGCGGGGACTTCCCCGCCTCCCTCAGGAAGGATGGACACTGCCACATTGCCGCGCAGTGGTGATGGTGTCCTAATGCTGAAGAACTTGTAAAGCTTGGGCTCCTCGGTGTTGAACCTGATGCGTCCAGTCTCAAGGAATCCCTCAGCGAGTAGCAGGCTTGCCTCCTCCCTGTACGCAGAGATGCTCTCGATAGTGAACACCTTGCGATTGGAGGCGCCGAACATGGTCACCGAACTGATGTGGTCATCGAAGCCGGGAGCGTAGATGTCACGGGCGTAGGCGTACCTCACAGCCCTCGTGGTCTGCTCCTGGATGGTTGCACCCAGGTCCACCCTGAAGAGGCCAGAGGCTCCATTGTGGGCGTTCTCGGACCCAACCCACATGAACCTGTCGTTACCCACGATCCCCTCGCAACCACCAGTAGGCTCGAAGAGTAGTGGCCCATAGGCCACGTCTCCATTCTGGTCGATCTCTCCAACTCGGAATCCCTTGTTGGTTGCGATGCCCACAAACGAACCGACATAGCTGTAGATAGTGCGAATGATCTCACCGGAAGGCATGGTTGCAGTCACGCCAGACCAGGCCAGCACTGGAACGCCAGCACCAGTCACGGTCGGAGTGAACTTGTGAATCTCGGAGGTGGTGCCAGAGTCTCCCGCCACGTAGATGGCAGTCGGCCCATCGGTGATGGACTTCCACGTCCATGCATCATCCTGATGAGTGAAGGTTGGAGTAGGAAGGGCGGCCGGTGCGCCGCCCGTCACTAGCTGATAGACAGAGTTGTCGTGCCCAAGGATCAGGCGACCCTTGACGAACTCGATCTCGGCAGTGGTGTTCAGTGCATTGGTGTACAGCTGAGTAGGCGCTGCTGCGTCCACTCCATTCCACACTCCGTTGGCCCTGGCAATGAAGTACCTCTTGCCGGATGAGGTGATGTCTCGGATGTCCTGAAGGGTGACGCCGATGACTGAAACGTCGGCAGCATCAGTGACCTTCCTCAGCTCGTCTCCCCTGACTAGCCAATAGGCGTCAACATTGGAGGTGTCAACGAATCCACGAGCAATCAGCGGAAGCTTGGCCGTGGAGGTTCCGGCGGTGGACTGACGTAGCAGGCTCAGCGCACCAGCGTTCCAGGGATCGACCCCTAGGCTATCTGCGAACCTGAAGTTGAACTGGTTATCGTTGTCGGGATCCTGGTAGAGAACGCCAGCTCCACCCGTAAAGGTGGACTGGCTCCTCAGCCACCAGCCCTCAAGGGACTGCTCGCCCGGCTCGGCAAACGAGTCGAACTGCTGCTTCCTGATCTCAGCCATGCGCTCAGTGTATGGGCGCTGATCATTAGTGGCAGACAGGAATGGAATGCCAGCAATAGCGTAGTCGTACGCATTATCCTGTAGGTTGTACTGCCCCTGAACAGCGGCCCCAAGGCCGCTGAGCTGGTATGGGATCTTACGTACGAGGGTTGCCATGCTTTACTCCTTACACGCAGGCGTGCCAGTCGGCAGGGATGGTGAGAGAACGTGTTGCGCCTCCCGCATCCTGCATACGCAGGGTCATGCCAGTCGTAGTCACATTGAAGGCTCGCACAATAAGTGCCGAGCTTCCAGACGGGAAGGTGGTGGTGCTAGAAATGGCGCACGTCACCTTGGGCGTGGACGGGAATGCGATCGGGAAGGTAACATTGACATCCACCTGAGCGCTGGAGGAGAACACGAAGCTCTCCTGGCCGACCTGCATCGGGCGATACAGGATACCGGTGGAAGTCTGGGTGATTCCGCCGCCAGCCGATACCGCTCCAGTGAGGGTCGATGTACCATCGACGACCAGGTTCGCATCGGTGTCAATGGTTCCCAGTGCGTGCACCGCACCAGCTGCTGTCACATTCAGGAGGTTGGTTCCAGCGTTGTTCCTCACCTGGAGCACGTTTGCGGTCTGAGATGCGGCAGCGTTGACGTCGAGAGTAACTGCGGCAGGGGAAATGGACGTAATGTTCATCTCTCCGGTAGCGCGCCAGAAGGCGCGTGCCGCCGCTCCGGAAGCGTTGGTAATAGTAAATGCACGCTGAGTACCACCGGCCGTATCGTTCTCTGGGATCATCTCGTATCCCTGTGCGCCGTTCGTCAGAACGGTACGCACAGTTCCACTGGATAGAACCCTGAAGATGTCAGTAGTTCCGTCAGACTTTGTTGCCCTGAACTTGTAGAGAGCGCTAGAGGAGTCCGTTGCTGCCTTGTTGCGGGCAGTGTAGGCGCCCTCGGAGTTGATGACTGCAACTTCATTGGCTCCACTGTTTGGCTTTACCACCAGGAGGTTGGTGGACGGGAAGGAGGCGTCGCCATTGATCGTGGTCTGCCACCCGAGACCACCGCTTCCAGTATTGAAGATGTCAATACGGTTGAGCGTGCCGGTTGCCATATTGAGGGTCTTGTTGCTCAGGGTCTGAGTAGTGTCGGTACCGACTACTGCGGTACCGCCAGCAAGACCATGCACGCCAGTGCTGGCATTCTCGTGATTACGAGAGTCGGCGAAATCACGAGCTGAACTGACGTGCCTGACCCTTGCGCCCGAGTTATGAGTGGCGGCGGAGGTACCGTCAATCGCTCGGGTGATGGTGAGAGTGGTACCGGCCGCGTTGGTGACCTCTACCAGCTCCTCGACGGCACCTTCGTAATCGACTGCCATCGTGTATGGATAGGTGACAGGAAGACCCGACACGGATGCGACCTGCATAGTAGTGTTTGCCGGTGCGATACCGGATACGAGTGTGGTCTCAGCAGCAACGCTGCTGTAGTAACGGACGGTCATGGCGCTCCCTTATCCGTTGAAGGTCTGGTAGGACTCGAACAGCTGCTGAAGCCTCGAACGCTCCTCCTCAAGCCTCTTGGAGTAGAGGGCAAGGAAGTACTGGGAAGCCTGGCTAGCCGCACTGGTAGGCACCAGCGGTGCCCGCTCGGTAGCCTCGATAGAAGACTGCTGAAGTCGTCCAGCCTCGTAGGCTGGAAGGAGGCGCCAGATGGCGCCGTACATGATGAGATCTACGTACCGCTCGGGGAAGCCGGTGGAGGTGAAGAGGTCACCATCATTGGCTAGAAGCGTGGGGGCCTTGGTGTAGCTTGCTCGCACGTTCCTCCCGGGAACGATGCGGTCATAGATCTGTAGAGTCTTGCCGGTCGGAGTCGGAGTTGGCTTCACCTGGCCAGACGTGGTGCTGGCCATTGGATTGAATCGCCAAGACTGGACCGGAAACCATACTCCAGATGGCCCGACCGTATTGGCTACTACCTTGTACACGTCATCCGCATCGGAGGGAATCGGGTACTCGTACCGAGCTGCCAGGTAAGGGAACTCGTACTGAGCGAACACCCATAGGTCTGGGTAGACGCCATTGATGGCGTCGTTGATGGCCTCCTTGATCCTGACGCGAGGAAAGCGAGGATCGGAGGTGATGATGTCATTAGCTGCGTGAGTCGCAGCGACCGTAGCCTCACGGCCACGTCCGTTCACTCCGGCCATGACCATGCCGGTTCCGGCGGTGTAGTCATAGTTCTTGGCAAGGATTAGTTCATCGCCAATCTCGATCAGGCCACGAGAAAGGCTCTTAGCGGTGCTGGTGTCAACACTGAAGGTGGTGTCCGAGGCAGTCATAGGTGCCGTAAGGAAGGACACGGACGCCTGGTCCTTGGTGTAGCCGAGTAGCTGCTGCTTAACCCGGTCTACTAGATTTGCGAAGGTGACTGCCACGGTCACTCCTTAAGCTAGGACGTATCCATAGGCGGTTGCCGACAGACTGCTTGGGTCGCCGGTCACGGTGGCACTAATGTCAGTACCACTAGTTCCGCCATGGATATAGATGTAGTTAGTCCTTCCGTCACCATGAACAGAATCGGTCAGGGCGGTCGTGACTAGGTTCATGCTGATTAGATCCACGGATGGAGCCGGTACGGCTCCCCCGTCGACGGTCTGCACCGTGACGACTGCCGTCTTAGCCGATCCGGTAAGGGTTGCGGATAGGCCAAAGTAGCCATACCACACCTTGTTTGCTGCGATGGAGATCACCGTACCGGAAGTCGTAACGCTGCCAGACAGGATGGTGGAAGAAGCTGGAGCGGAACTGGCGGCAGGAGCCGCCTGAGCCACTGGTAAAGCAGTTCCTGAAGGGAACATTCCCTCGATGCGTACAGCCTTTTCTGCCATGCGGGTTCCCCCTAGCCAACCGCCACGTCAAACATGGGTTTGTTGGCGTCGTAAGCCTGACCCATACGCTGAGACATTTCCTCAGCCTTCTGGATCTGTGCGGCAGAAGTACCGGCAGGCTGAATGCCCTGCTTCCTGGCATCTCGGTACCTCTGAAGGTCACCATCGAATCGCTTTGACTTTCCGGTGTCTGCTAGGTTCGGATTGAGCTGAAGGTTCTTAGCCCTCATGCACGCCCCGAAGGTGGCGTGATCCTTGGTGGTGCATGAGGCTGAACAGTTAGTCACTGTTCTCTTCTCCATAGATTCCCTGACGGTACGAGCCATGCTCGTGCCTCAGGTCGGCACGCTTTACGCGAGACATAACCTGATGCAGGCCGGTCTCAAGGATGCCCTTCTCGTTGTTCTCGATGTTGCTGGTGCGACCACCAGGGCCAGCGACACACATGTCATAGCCCGCGCATAGCGGGTGGTACGTGGGATCGCAAGCCTCCTTGGCCGGATTGTAAAGGTGAGCCATGACTTCTCCTTACGCTGGAGTGAAGTTAGCGGAGGTTGCGACACCGCTGCTAATGAGGTTTGCCTTGACCGCGTCGTTTACGATGTGCTCGTACCCTCCACGGAAGTAGTGAAGCCCTGCTGCTTCTGGCGTATAGTTGCCGAAGCCATTGTTTGGAATATTGGTAGCCCCAAGCTCGTTGGTGTACGCGTCATAGCGCACCTCAACATAGACACCAGGGGAAGTCTCCTTGGTGGAGATTGCCCTCGGGATGCGGTAACGCTCATGCAGGGCGTTCCACGCAAAAGGAGCCTCCTCCACGGTATTCAGGGTGTAAAGCCAGTTGGCCATGGAAGAGGCTCCAGTTCGTTAGACGATCTTATACAGGGAGACGTAAGACCAGGTGCGAATGTCTCCGCCACCAAGGTCCACCTCGAAGAAGCTACCTGCACTGTCGATGTTCAGAACATCGAAGCTGGTCGTTTCAGACCAGTAGTCGGTAAGCGTTACTCCGACCCCCCACTGAGGTGTTGGAGGCGTGACGTTGCCAGTCTTCACGAAAGACTGAAGGAACTTGACGCTCACGACAACATGGTCATCGTTGGCGTCCTTGAACTCGAAGAAGTAACTGTCGCGCCCAACGACGGTGATGCCCGAATAGACATCACCGTCAATGAAGGCGTTCCCGACAGCCCCTGGAACCATAAGGCTCAGGGCCATGAGGGACTCCTAACTATTACGCTGCTGCTGCGTCGTACTCGTTGACGATGAACCACGCGGTGCCGTTAGTCATAACAGTCTTGGCGTGAACCTGACCAGAGATCAGGGTGGTGGTTGCGCCGCCGTCAACAGTCTCGGAACCGGCAGGGTCGATCGTAATCGTCTGAGCTGCCGCATCCTTGTAGATGGTGTAAGAGCGTCCCGGCTGAACGGTTGCCACGGCCGGAAGGTTGACAGTTACTGCACCAGTTGCAGCGAGGATCAGAATGACAGAGTCAGTCTGCGTTGCAGTGGTGGTTACCGCACTAGTACGCACGGTGTAGCTGGTGTTGTCGAGACCAGACATGTATCCTCCTTGGATACCAAAGAAGGGGGCAGCCTTAGCTCCCCCACTTCTCTAGCTGTTAGTTGGCACCGATAGACGATGCGGACTCGGCACGGATCAGTGCCTCCTGGCGGTAGATGTTCCAGCCAGCCACGCCGTACCAACCCAGAGGCTGGAAGCGAGTCAGCTTGTCCACGACAGGGCCGCGAACAGTGTGGAACTCCTCCGCGACAGCCTCGGCAAGCGCCTGCTGTCCGGTGAACAGAGTGTTGTAGACGTCGACAGTTCCACCAGCACCAGCGTTGACCTGGATGGTAGAACGTGGGGTCTCAATGAAGACAACGCCCTCATACGCACCAATCTCGGATGCCCAGATGTTCTCGGCAGCAGAGTAGTTGTGCGGGTCACGCCATGCGGCGCTTCCGGTCTCAGCCTTCAGGTCGTGCGTAACGTCCGGGTGGGCGTACGCAGTGAAGAACGATCCCTTGTTGGGGTGAACCTTGTTGCCACGGAGCTTCGCAACAGCCAGGCGAACCCAGGTGGAGGCGAAGATGTCACCAGCGGCAGTTCCGACAGTGGTCTGCGCTCCGTTGTATACGGGGCCAGAGGCGCCGTTGTCGCGGATGTAGTTGGTTCCACCATCGAGGACGGCACGAACGACAACGTCGATCGAGTCGACAAGGTTCCACGCCACCTGGTCAACAAGACCGGCAGTGACGTCGGTGAAGCTGAACAGATCCAGCTTGTTGGAAACGAGGATAGAGTTACCGTACTCGTTGAGAGTCACAGTGACCTGTGTTGGGTTACCGGCCGCTACGGCGTCCGGGTCCACCAGCTCATTCAGGGGCGTGGTGGCAAGCGCAAGGTCCTGGTACAGCTCGAAGACTACGGAGCTACCCGGCATGCTCTGCTGAACGGGGCGCTTGTCGGCGACCTGACGGAACATGGGCTGTGCGCGGAGTGCGAACTCAAGCGCGCGGTCGTATGAAGTCTGGACGAGGTTGCCCATCGCCACAGTACCGGTAAAGGCGTTAGCCATACCTATCTCCTTATGGAGAGAGGGGCATCATGGTTTAGCTGGGCAGATTCTGCCATGCAGCTAGAAGCCCCTTGAGATCAGTAGCATCAGCGATGCGCCCTGCCGCCATCTCGGCATTACCGAGAGGCGTTCCACTCTGACCAGCCTCAGTCATGCGCTGGTACTGAGCAGCCGCATCGCCCTCAAGGGCGGGCGGCGTATCGCTTGTGTTTGGGGTGTTCGGAGTTCCCGAACCTCCGCCGAAAATACTCTGCATAGTGGTTGCCCACTCGCGGACCTTCTCAGGATCCGCCTCTCCCTTGTACTGCTCGGCGGCAGCGGTGGGAATTCCAAGCTCGCTGAGGGTGCCCTGAATCTTCTGACGCTGTAGATCCTGCTGAATGGCGGCCAGACCACTCTGGAGCTCTGCGTTCTGCTTCTTCATTGCCTCGTATGCATCTCGAAGTGCCTTGGGCCCGGTGTTCTCATTGGTTCCGGCCAGGTTCGAGTCATCCTCAATACCCCAGTTGCTCATGTGTTCTCCTAGATAGGTTGGTGAACGCCAAAAGCCACGGCTAGGGAACCGTGGCTTCGCTCGTTCGAGTGAGTTACCGGTCTTTAGATGTACAGTTCAGCCTGCCGGTAAGCGGTGAACTGGTACCCAATGACGGAATCGAACCGCCGTGATCTGCTTGTAAGACAGACGTTCTCCCATTGAACTAATCGGGCATAGTCTCGGAGGGAGTCGAACCCTCATTTCAGGTTTAGGAGACCTGACTGCGTCCATCACCGAGACAGCTGGTGTAGCAGGGATCGAACCTGCGCTCTGTCGATTAACAGTCGACTGCCTTACCGCTTGGCCATACACCATAGATTGAACAAGAGCCTCGTGAAGGAATCGAACCCTCATCACCTGATTACTAAACAGGTGCACTGTCCATTGTGCTAACAAGGCATGACGAGATTTGCCGGACCTTAGCGCTATCTCAGGTTCTCGTCTCCGGAACAAGTGATTCAGGTGGGACTCGAACCCACATTCTCAACGGTTAAGAGCCGGTTGCACTCCCAATTGTGCGACTGAATCAGACAGAGCTGAGGTGACTAGTCTCCCAGCGAGGCAGTCATCCCCCTTATTGCTGGTTGCTCTGAGTACAGGTAGAAGGATTCGAACCCTCATCACTGAGTTCGTAGCCCAGCGTTCTGTCCTTTGAACTATACCTGCGGGGTGATCGGCGGGTTACGCTCCCGCCTCTCCTGGGTCACAGCCAGGCGCTTTGCTATTAAGCTACGATCACAGTGCCGATCCATGGAATCGAACCACGGTCTGCCGGGCTTCAACCGGCCGCTCTACCATTGAGCTAGAAGGGCAAGGCACCCCACCGGGGAATTGAACCCCGCCCACTAGATTGAGAATCTAGTGTACTGACCACTATACTAGTGGGGCTTGAGTACTTCCAGAGGGATTCGAACCCCCAACGCACAGGGTCTAAGCCTGTCGCCTCTACCATTTGGGCTATGGAAGTAGGTGCAACTTTGTTTATAGTCCAGTTGCCACGGACTTGCGCACCAGAAGGGATTCGAACCCTCGACCCTCCGCTCGACAGGCGGGCGCTCTAGACCACTGAGCTACAAGTGCAGAGTATGGATGGTAGGAGTCGAACCTACTGCACAGGCCGTATCAGGACCCTGCTCTAACCGTTGAGCTACACCCAAGTGGAGAATCGGGGAGTCGAACCCCGCTGAACCAGTTTGCAAAACTAGTCTGTCACCTTAACATCCCCCAAGAGATCCACCAGGGAATCGAACCCTGTTAGCGTGGGTTGCAGCCACGCTCATGACCATCATAGTAGATCACAGTTGTGTGTCAGAGAATCGAACTCTGCAAGCCATTAGGCGCAAGGGTTACAGCCTCGCTTGTTTCCCAGAACCCACACAGCGGAAGAAGGTGGAGTCGAACCACCAGCCAAAGACTGTCCTCCCTTAGCAGGGGAGGCGGCGCCCACGCGCCACATCTTCCAGAGCGGAAAGTAAAGGAATCGAACCCTCGGGCGTTACCCCGGCACGGTTTTCTAGACCGCTTGCGGACCGTTCCGCGCTACCCTCCAAAGCTACTCCTCCTGGATTCGAACCAAGAACGGCAGGTTCAGAGCCTGCTGTGTTGCCGTTACACCAAGGAGTATGGCAAACCCGGTAGGTATCGCGCCCACGTAGGTCGGTTTTGGAGACCGGCTAGCTGACTTCAGCTCGGGAATGTGTGCGGCCGTCATCGGCCGCCAGCATGTGTTTAGTTGTCAAATGGTGGCGGGTACCGGATTTGAACCGGTGACGCAGGGATTATGAGCCCCTCGTTCTACCAAACTGAACTAACCCGCAGAGCCTTATGCGAGGATCGAACTCGCGAACCTAGTTTGGAAGACTAGTGTGTTACCGCTACACCAATAAGGCAGAGTCTCTCTGGAAGGAATCGAACCTTCTTTGCCTGTTCCCAAAACAGGTGTGATGCCAGTTCACTACAGGGAGAGAGTACCCGAACTTAAGGCAGCGCGGGTACAAGTCGTACAGACAGAACCTTACCTTGCTCCTCCACGGCCAGCAAGTCCAGCACGGGCACCACCTGCGGAGCCAGAGAACTGACCCTTCTCCTTCGAGATGAGTCCAGCTCGCTGCTGATTGGCCTTCACGCCACCAGTGAAGGTGGCCTCCTCGGCCTGACGCTGACTCCAGCCACCACCATAGATGGCACCAAGAGTCTTGAGGTCGGTGAACTCGTCACCGATCTGAGCATAACCCTGAGCCGCCTGCTCGGCGGAGATACCCTGAGTTGCAAGGTTCTCAGCGTACTGCTGATCGAATGCGAAGCCACGCTCCAGTGCCTCAGATCCGATGGCCGCCGTAGCGGCCGTCTTCTGAATGAACGGAAGCGCCT